GTTACCCACGTACCTACACCTAAAGTGATAGTAGATACAGTACCTAGAATAATATTCTTAAAAGAGGTACCAGTGGATTCTTTTTGTTCTTCTGACATGATGTTATTATTTAAGAGTTATTGGATACTTTATTTCCTTACCCGAGATATCCATAAAGACCAAATCATAGTTCTTCTTTGGAAGATCTTTCAGGTTATATACTTTACTTGTGATGCTATCCTGTGCAGTAAACCCATCGGTCATAACTGATTCATCAGATCCAAAAGGGATTACCTGTACAGAATATTTAGCACCAGGTGTTGTCTGAAACTTAGCACTTACTATGTTGTTTGTTTCAGAGATTTGTTTGATAGCTGTAGATATAGATTTAGCACCCATATCAATTACTGTTGGCTGTACATCTATTTTACGGCAGCCTACTGCCACATAGATTATTACAGTAAGTAACACTAACAGTGTCATAAGAATACCGAAGTCTTTGTTTTTCATAGTTAGAAGTTATTATAGCCTACCAATTTGATTTTATCAGAGTTTAGGTTGATATTCATCTGGACACCGTTCTTTTCACTAGCATCCATTACAGGTGATACACGTATCACTGTTAAAATATCCAGACCATTTACCAGCGTAGAAAACTTAAGCTTAAAAGGAACTAAAGAACCTTTTATGCTAGCATCATTCTGACGGTCCAGTGCTCCAATCTTTACCCTACCTGTGGTAGTATTCACAAAAGTGTACCATGTGTTGGGTAGATTAACTAGCACCTCTTCAAACTTCAGCTTAGTAGGGTCAAACTTGAACTCAAACTGCAGACCAGCTACATCGGCATTTTTGGTATCTATAGATATAGGTACCTCTATTGTGTTAGATGTAACTGTCAAGTTAGACAGATTCACATCCAGTGTTTTTGTTTCAGCAATGCTCTCTACTCTGGCTGACATACTCATGGTCTGTGTACTGAAAGCCTCATTACTATTTAAACTGTTCACCGCGTTCGTTTGTACTACACTAGTACCAGATCCATCATATGTTACTACCTGTGAAGAGTGAGAACGGTTTACGTCTCCTAATAACAAGTACTTCAGGTTCAGCTGAGCATTAGTTCCAAGTGCTCCTGTTTTAAAAATTGTCCTAGGAGCTACGATGTTATTCCAGTTAGCTGGTGTAACAGCTCCCCAGGTATTAGCAGGACTATTGTCAAACTCAAACTCTACCTTTAGAGCATACTCATTAGCTTGACCGGTAGCTCTGATAAGGTTACTGTATATAGAAGTTCCTACATTAGAAAATGAACTAGGTACTTTATACACAGCCCAGGTATTATCAGACAAAGCAGCATCGTATACAACAGGACCTGAATACAGATCCAGAATCTGCAAAGTCTTGATTTGATCAGCAGTAGGACCACCTTGTACAAACTCACGTTTGTCTATATGGAATCTACTTACACCGCTAGAGTAACCGTTAGCTACAAAATAACCCCACTCAGTAGCTCCTCCAATTGTACGTCCCTGATCTGCCTGCCAGGTAGGAAGAGACATATATCCGTTAGAACCTACTGTATATCCGTTAGGAAGCATTACCAAAGTATCTATACCGGCAATCTGTGCCAGCAACATTGGTAAATCACCACCGTTAAACACACGATCCTTATTGATATCTGCTGCAAAAGTTGACTGACCAGAGCGGATAAAATTATTAGACATTCCACCTGTTAATAGGTTAGATGAATTAAACTCAGCTTGTGCCGCAGTAAAATCAGAGATGGTTATGGCATTGTTATACATGGCATACAAGGTATCCATACGTGTCATCACTGATACGTCATATACTTTGTTAGCAGCAAGAGCACTCTGATTAATATTTACAGATCCATCAGATGTTACATCAAAGAGCACACCCTGGTTAGTAACAGTATCTCTAAAAGATACTTTCATACCAGCTATATTATACAGGTTGGAACTTACATCCACCTTAGCACTTACATACTTTCCAAAGTTCTGGTTCATCTGAACCGTAGAACTCAACGGAGTTTCCATTGTAGTGTTGTTCCAGTTTCCATTTGCATCCCATGCAGCTACAAAGTTTAGCTTGATAGGATTAAACTGATATGCAGTAGATCCACTTCTTAGTCTGTATCTAAGTACAACCAATCTGTCATATCCACCATAAGGCATACCGTTATTACTGGTCCAGGTCAGCGTTACACGCAAAATAGCATTAGGCCCGTTTTGTGCGTATGTATAGTTTGCATTCTGGTAGTTAGTAGTACCGTTTGTTGTAGTATTCTGCGTAGTAGCAGCATAACTATAACCCGGATACACATAATGTGATATAGATATAACAGAACCCTGCGGAAGTACACCACCGTTACCACCGGTACCGGTATGTGTTGCACTTACCAGCTCAAAGTTTGAGTTATCAAACTGTAGATCAAAGAGCAATTGTCTGGTTGTAGTATTACCGTTTCCAGCAGCATCAATCCACAACTCAAATTCATCACCACGGTTAATCTGACCACCAGAAATATTAGAACTAATAGTAGCCTGTCTCAGTTTAAACTTGATGTTCTGAGCATAAGACTGTACAGATACAAAAATGATAGCAATAAGAAGAAATAGGTTTTTCATATTATTCCAAGAGTTTAGTTACTAATGAATTAGATGCTTTCTTCAATGCAGAACTCAGGTTCTGCTGGTTGAACTTACCTCCCTGGTCTATGACTAGAGTGGACATACTTACTTCATCAGCTGACTCTTCTACACTAGCTTTCTTCTTTAGCTTCTTACCGTCGTATAGCTGACCTTGGAGTCGTATCACTACAGACTCCTTGTTTTTGTGCAGGACTGAAAAGCTTGATTGTGTCTTTAAAACATCTAGATATACAATCTGTGCTGTGAGTTTAAGAGTGGCGGATGTATCCAGCTCATACTCTTTCTCCTGCAAGACTTCTTCTATCATGTTCTTTACACCAAACTCAATGTTACGGTTACCCGCAACAGATCCTACTACAACCCGATTTGTCACAGAACTTACATCAATCACTTTAGGTTCTTCATACCAGATGTTTTGTGGGTTATCACTCCACCTACCATCAAAGGTTACTGTAAACCAGTCAGTGATTTGTTTAATAGTTTCAGTTTTACCTGAAACCTCCAGGTATACCATGGTCACCTGGAAACATAGTGCTGCCATTGTCCAGATAAGGACAAGGATTACAAAAAACATTGCAATCCTATCCTTAATCCAGGCGTAGGCATTAATTGCGTACGCTCTCATTCTCTATCCATTTTGTGAGAGCTCAGGCAAACAAGTCTATCTTATCTACCCTGCCCTCTGTACTTAGAAACTTTCTTATCTTTTGGCCCGCTAGTTTTCTTAGCAGATCCACCTTTACGTTTACCAAAGGAGATCTTTCTAGATTCTCCACCTTTACCTTTTGCCATTACGCTAAGAGTTTATGGTATTCTTTAAAATGTTTGATACGGTCAGGAAGACCGATAGTACCACCGTTAACACGCTTGGTTACCTTTGTTACCACAGCATCTGTAGCTCCTTCATCAGCAATCTTATTCAGACCATTCTTACTCCAGAACCATGCAGCAGAAGCCAAAGGATATTTAGTAGCTACCAAGTCTGGATTATCTACAATACTCTCTGGAACAGAAGCATCAAATGCAGTGTAGTTTTGCTTACCAGTTAACTGAATATATCCTCTACCTCTAAACTTGTAACCTTCTCCGCTAGCTTCGGGACCATTACCCATACGTGAAGCATATACACGGTTAGCAATCTTTTGTGGCTGACGCTGATAAGCATTAGCCAAAGCCAGGGTAGGAAAATACTTCTTAAAGATTCCCATAAGACCCTTAGCTGAGTAGTTTAAGTTCTCTTGTGTGAGCTTGAAACCACCGGATTCATGACCGCATTGAGCCAGAAAGTGAGCTAGACGAAGTGGGGTATTAACCGCAAACTTCTCCATCACCTCTGGAATCTGTCCGATCACACCGTCCGGGATATGCCCTTTCAGTTTGTCTAGATTCATAAGATATCTGGGTTATGTTATAGTGAATTATTCTTAGCCTTAGGCTTGTAATACTTCTTTTTCTTTTTAGGCTTATCTTCCTGCTTTGGTGCAGGCACGACAGTGTCCTTTACTTCTTCAACCTTCTTTTCTACTTTCTTTTTGAAAAGGTTGAGAAGCATCTTGATCATGCTTTTCATGTTGTTTGTTTTTATTTATCCTTCTTTCCTATCTTCCAGTAGGTTTGGAAACCGTAGGAAACTTGTCCGTTGATATCAGACCCGGCTTTCAGCCCGTAAATCTGATCACGTTTTGTTTTGAGTATAAGTCCAGCCTCAACCGCTTGAGGCATTAAAGCTTTATTTGTATTTATACCACCACCTACATAAAGCTGGTTCCTTTTAGGTGCCTGCTTAGTAATAGTAATCTTCTCAGTGATAGTAGGAATCTTATAGTTGTAGTGGATACCACGGTTCTGCAGCTTATTTTCTTGTATAGTATCAGCTATGGCTACGTACCCTAAAGTGTCAAGCTTTACGGTATCAGCGTATATATTTTTAGATAACAAGAGCTTAACTAGCTCGTTGTACTTTACCAAAAGTCCGGGATAAGCAGTATCAGGAATATACTGTGGAGGAAGAGTATCTATATCATAGATGGTTTCCTTTATAGGAACCTTCTTAACAATTAAACTGTCGTGTACTTCCCAGGTGGTGTCACGTACTACTACAGTATCAGCTTTAGGTTTATCAAAAAATCCAAGACCGTTATTACAACCTAACCTGGTTAAAATGATCAGACCGATAACGGCCAGAACAATAATGGCGTATTTACTAAGCTTCATCTTCTTTCTTTTTCTTGTGGCTAAATTTATCTACACTGTCTGCTCCTATACCTACACAGGTCATAATCAGTACAGCGTCCACAAGAGCGTCAGAAGGCTTAATATCACCGTGGGTAAAAGAGTTAGCAGTAAGAGTTACGCAAAGAAACAAGGCCCCCATAAAACCTACAACAGGTTTGATTGAGGTAGAACCTCTCTCATCTTTGAATAGATCCAGGATCCATTGTTTAAAAGTCATATAGTATCTTTTTATGTTTGTACTTCTTTTCAGGAGAAGGTAGAACTGCGTAGAGTTCATTCAGAAACGGAGGTTTCTCCTCAGGTTTCTCAGGTAAACTTGTAGTCTTACCATTATATACCTCTCTTTCTAGGTTATCAATCCTGGTTTTGTCAATGTTAGACTGAGCCATAAGAGCCTTGACATCAGCTTTTATTTCGTTGACGTCATTCCAGATCATCAGGCTGACAATAGACACAAGGCTGGGGAACACCCAAACCTTGAATGCTGCTATAGCTGGACTTTCTCTCTGCATGGTTAGCTAGCCTTTACAAGTTTAAACTCGTAAACATCCCCAGACGGCTTCTTCAAACTGATAATCAATGAGTTAGGGATGATATTTCCTTTTTTGTCCTTGCGTACAAAGTAACGAAGGTCACCAGGGTGAGCTACTGCTACTTGACCAGCACCAGGAACAACATTTTGAGCAGGAATCTCAATCAAGTTGGCAGGAACCTTTTCTCCACTCATCATGGTACCAGCAATAGGAAAACCCAGGGCATCCTTCTGGGCGTAAAACTTCTTTGCCATTATATACAGGTTTATAAACTTAAAGTATGTAGACTTTTCATAAACTCTACAATATAATATACAAAATATTGTAGAACTAACCTATATTTGTAGACTAAACCTCCTAGATTTATGGATTCAAAAAGCTACGCAGCTAAGCTTGAAAAGAAGCTGATTACCGAGTTTAAATCAGTTTTCTTCAACAAACTGGGGTATTACCCAACAGTCATAACTCAAATGTATACCTCAGAAAACGCTGAAATACCAATCATGTCTCTTGAAATGTTAGAGGAATCCCTAGAACCTTTCATGCCTGTTTACTTTGACAAGCGTGTGTCTCTGCAAAGCAGAAGCAGAAACCGGCCCCTGGTAGAACTGAGAAACATATTCTGCCTACTGGCCAGGCAAATGGGGTACAACCTTACAGTTATTGGTAAGTTTCTGGAAAAAGACCACACCACAGTAATCCATGCTATAACAGCATGCAAAAACCTATTAGAAACCTGTGAACCTTTCCAACACAAGTATACTAGTATCCTTAAAACCTTAAAGAGTAATTATGAGTCATCAGCTTTGGACGACACTAATCAAGTACAATGTGAGCCCGAACCAGCTGTACTTCCTTGATTGCTGCCGGAACAAGATCAAACCCACCGGTATCATCAACGAAGACGCAGAAAGACTGGTAGCACAGAACAGAGGACACCTAGATGCAAACGGTAACCTGACCGCAGGAGCCCTGTTTGTACTAGATGAGTTTGAAACTCTTCTGGTGAAAACCAAGAAGAAGGTAGCCTCTGAAGTATTAGGTATGAATGCTTTACAGTGCATCAATACCTACCGGGAAATGTTTCCTGCCAAAAGAGTTCCTAGAGTAGGTCTCTTAAGACAGACGGTCCAGGAACTTAAGCAAAAGTTTATCTGGTTTTTCAAAACCTACCCTGAGTTTGACTGGGCACTTGTACTAGATGCCACAGACTATTATATCTATACCAAGGGTAGAGAAAACATGGAGTACATTACTACCAGCAGCTACTTTATCCAGCGTACAGATACCTCTACTAAGACTAGCAGATCCCTCCTGGCTGACTATTGCCAGATGATTGTAGATAACCCGGAAATTCTTTCAGAAACCTAATACTTCTACAATTTATTTTTGGAGTTCTACAACAAGTTATCTAAATTTACATCCCCTAAAAAGAAGAACATGTCTACAGAAAACACAATTGCAGATCAGCAGGAACTTAGGAAGATTTTTGATCAGCTCCCAGCAGCAAAACTTTACGGAGACATTAAAGAAGAAGTCAAGCTTATAAACTTTGGTCTTCTGCAAACACTCGTAGAGAAAATGATGACTCAAGCTTATTACGCTGGTAAGAACGATGGTTTGAACCAACTAGAGTCTATGGTTAGTGAAACATTTAACCAATATTAGATCATTAATAGATGAGTACTGAACAAAAAAGGTTTGGACGTAAAAGTTACGTTTCCGTTTTAAGAAAAGGTCTTAAGTATATAGAAAAGAGACGTAACGGTGACATCAAGAGTCTGCGTACACCATGGCCTGGGTTTAACTCAGCTGGTATAGCAGGACTTGAGTGGGGATCTATGCTTACCATTGGTGCCAGACCTGGTGCCGGTAAGACAATGCTTGTATCACAAATACTGCGTGAAGCTCACCGTCTTAATCCTGATCAACAGTTTAATATATTGGAGTTTCAGTTTGAAATGGGTGACGAACAGTACGCAGCCCGGCAGTTTGCAGGTGAAGTAGCACAAGATTATGGTGTTGTACTAAGTACCGACAAACAGCTGGATGAATTTATTATAGAAAAAATGAAGCAGTATATAGCAGAGTGTGAGTACATGGAGAAACAAGGTATCAAACGAGACCTTATATCTGAATCAATCACTTCTGCTGAAATGGAAGAAGTCATCAAGGAAGTATATGTAGAAGGAGGCAGTAAACCACTTATTGTTACGATAGACCATAGCTGGCTTATCAAGAAAAGTGGTGCTGACAAAGACAAGTTTGATGTACTCTACAATACTACTGAAATGCTGATGAAGCTTAAGAACAAGATCCCCATCATTGTTCTGATGATTACTCAGCTGAACAGAAGTATAGATGAAGCTGCTCGTAAGGTATCCGGTTCTATTGCAAACTACCCAACAAGCTCTGACATCTTTGGCGGTGACGCTTTGATGCAGGGTTCAGACATGGTAGTAGTTCTGTCAAGACCCTGGAAATCTGATATAAAAAGCTATGGTCCCTATGCTTACGAAGCTAAAGAAGATGATGTTTTCCTACACCTACTTAAAGTAAGAAACGGTGATGAAAAGAAAAGTATCATATTCCTCAAGATGTTTGGTAAGCAGCAACGCATGGCAGAAGTACCAGAACCTACTGCTGCAAGACCAAATGGTTTTGTAAGGTTTACAGAAAGAACCGGCAACGGTAATCAAAGAAACATATCAGCTCCTATTGGAGATGAGCTTTAAAACACAATCCCATGTTTACAACAGCACAACCCCCAACACGTAAGAGGCTGACGTACCAGGAGTACAAAGCCTTAAGTCAAGATGAACAAAAAAAGTACAAAGCAGAAATCCTAGAAGAGTTTCGTGAGCACCATCACAAGCTTATTGAAAATCTCGGTATCAGCCGTTTGGACTTTAACATGAAGATGCCTTTCTACGACAAGCAAGCTCGTAATGTAGTAGGTATCTTTTCATCTGAGTTCAAAAAAGAAAGAGGTTTCTACTTTGAACTTATTACAAATGAGTTTGAACCATTGGATTCAAGCCGAACAGTTTATAAGATTCCGTACAATCCAAACTTTGAAGAAGAGTACGAGCTTAATGAAAGAGGATCTTACCTAGTTCCCTTAGAAGAACTCAGGGTAGTTAATGCCAGCAGTATTGCTATTAGTGGTGCATCAGCTATACTAGATGATGTTCCAACAAAAACTGTAGCTGCTCCTAAACCTTCTGTTGCTTACAAAGCTCCTGGTCCAATGGAAGATGCCCTTTATCAAGAAATGACCATAAGGGACTTCTTTGCTATCCATACAGGAAAACCTGTAAGCTCTAAGTCTTGGCTTAACGAACTAATAAAATCACAGAAGTAATATGGCAAACGGAATCTTAGTTATCGCAGAAAGCGGTGCTGGTAAGTCTACCTCTATAGAATCACTAGATCCTAAAGAAACATTTATTATTAACGTAGCTAACAAACCCTTGCCTTTCAAAGGCTGGAAAAAGAAGTATGTACTCTGGAGTAAAGACAACCCTGGTGGGAATCTTTACACAGGTTCTACTGCACAGCAAATAGAAGCATGCCTTGGCTATGTAAATACTAAGCGTCAAGAGATCAAGACTATAGTTATAGATGACTTTCAGTATATGAGTTCCTTTGAGTTCTTTGACCGTGTAGATGAGAAAGGTTATGAAAAGTTCACTCAGATTGGTGGACACCTAGCTCGTATTGCACGAATGCCTAAAGATCTCAGAGATGACCTGACTATCTTTTTCTTAACCCACGCAGAAGAATCTACCGACATGGAAGGCAAACGTAAGTTTAAAGCCAAGACCATCGGTCGTATGGTAGATGAGAAGCTTACCCTTGAAGGTTTGTTTTCTATGGTTCTTTTTGGCAAAGTAAAGAAAGATAAAGACGGTAATATCCGGTATGTATTTGAGACTCAGACTACCGGTGACAATACCTGCAAGAGTCCAAAGGGAATGTTCCCTGATTTTGAAATACCTAATGACCTGGCATACGTCAAAGATGCAATCCAGGCCTATGAAAACTAGTATCTATTTTTTCTAACAAATACAAAACAGACAGTATGTTCAGTACACAAGGACAAGAAGTCAAGACAGGAGGCGGCTTAGCAAAGTCGTTACAACCAGGGGTAGTTTATGCCCACATCAACAATGGCCAGTTAAGAACGTCAAACAAAGGAGACAAGAAAAGCCTAGAGCTTTACCTTGAAGGACCTGAGTTAGAAAACTTCGAGGGCTGGTCTATAGACAAAGACAATCCAGAAGGACCTAAGTACAAGGGTCAGACTGGCCGTGTTAGCGCAACCATCTGGACAGATGAGTTCAACAACGGAAACGTATCTCGTAACGAGATCATGTACAAACTTACCATGATTGCCACAGAGTTGGGTCTTCGTGATGAACTGAACCGTATCCAAGCCGCTTCTATTGAAGACTGGGCTACGCAGGCTTTAAATCTGGTAAAAGGAAAGAAACTGTACTGGTTCCTGAAAGGCACCGAAGAAGAGTACAATGGTAAAACAATTATCAAGCTGTCTCTTCCTAAGTACAAGTTTGTATCTGCAGAAGAAGACAAACTTGACAAGTTTGATAAAAACAATAAGTACCACTATAAAGCTTTGAACACTAGACCAGTGAGCAGCTTTGAGCCGGCTACTGATGATTTTGAGATGTAATCATCTCATTTCTCTATCCATTAAACGGGGGGTGTTTCTACACTCCCCTCATTTTTTTTCTCCTCTAAAATGGATGGTTTATGTTTAAAACAAAGAACCTGGTACATGACATGAAAGATGTACCAACACCTTGGATATTTGAGCACTACTGCAAACTAAAAGAGAAACTGAACGGGCATGATGTAAAGATCAAAAGCCTGTTTAATTCTAAGGAACGTACGCCTAGTATGTGTATCTACTTTGATGCAAACAAAAAAACATACCGGTATAAAGATTTCTCTTCTGGTAAAGGTGGCTCAGCTATAGATCTGGTTAAAGAACTTACAGAACTACCCTATCATAAAGCCTGTCAACAGGTTGTAGAAAAGTACAATGACTTTGTGCTACATAACAACGGTGGTTATGATGTTCAGGAATTTAAACAGGCATCTAAGTACAAAGTAGTCAGTTATAAGAAACGCCAGTGGAGTACACAGGACCAGTACTACTGGACCCAGTATAATATTGGCACACGTCTGTTGACTGAACACAACGTAGTACCTCTAGAGTCTTACCTGATGGTAAAAGATGACAAGGAACTACGTATTACAGGTAACTATCTGTATGGTTACTTTAAAACCGACGGTACGTTGTATAAAATCTACCAGCCCAAAACCCTAGACAAGAAATTTATTAAAGTATCTGACTATGTACAGGGATCTGAGCAAGTAAAAAACAATGAGTTCCTTCTAATCACAAGCTCTCTTAAAGATATTATGTCTTTAAAGAGTCTTAAACTTAAACTGGATATAATAGCTCCAGACTCTGAGAACTCACTAATCAAGAAGGAATTGATGACTGAGTACCTAAAAAAGTACAGGAAGATCATAGTTATGTTTGACTATGATGAAGCCGGCATAAAAGCTATGGAAAGGTACAAGGAACTATATCCTGAACTAGTCACAACAGTCTTACCTATGAGTAAGGATCCTTCTGATTCTATTAAGGACTTTGGTCCCAAGGAAGTGTTCTTAAGAATAGTACCAATACTAAACAAAAAGTTGGAGAACTAATTTTATTCTACAGTATATTTGTAGAACTTAATATCCAACCCTATGCAAGACCCTTGGTTCTATAAAGACAAGCCTATACACAATATAGAAGACCTGCCGGATTATGAAAAGGTCCACGGGTTTGTATACATCATACAGGATACTGTAACATTCAAAAGCTACGTAGGTAAAAAGATCCTGCGTAATACACGTAAGAAAAAGATCTCACAGAAAGTAAAGAAAGTCACAAAGACTCGTAAGACGTACGAACGTACTATAAAAGAGTCTGACTGGAAGGATTACTATGGATCTTCTAAAGAACTCCTTGCGGATATTCAGAAGTATGGCAAGCAGAGGTTTAAGAGAAGTATCATAGAGCTCTGTTGCTCTAAAAAATATCTAACCTACGCAGAAGTAGCCTGGCAGATCAAGCTAGATGTACTAAGACTTAACAACTATAACGGAAACATCCTGGGCCGTTATTATCCCCGGGATATGGAAAACTGTTTCTAATGGAAACCGCAGAAACAACTCAGTTAATATCTGCTATAAATTATCAAAGTAAGGAGCTTGACCAACTTAAGAAAACCTTTCAGGAAGTAATTGCTTTCTTAGAATATGAGAACGCATATACTATAGATCCTATGACTGAAAGACGTATTCGTTTAAAACTAATAGAATTAGAAGTATGGCCATCACCACAGAACAACTAATACAGAAGTATCCTAAGATATTTCAGCAATACGAAGGGAACCCTGGGATGGTCAACTGGTTTGGTGTACCAGATGGTTGGCTACCTGTAGTAGATAAGCTGTGCGGATCTATACAAAACTACATTGATCATGTTAGCCGATACATAGATGGTAAACAAGTGAAGCCTAAACAAGTCACTTGTACGCAAATGAAAGAAAAGTTTGGCGGACTTAGATTCTATGCAGATAACACTGATGAAGTTGTAGAAGGTATGATTAACATGGCTGAGTATATCTGTTCATATACTTGTCAAGAGTGTGGGTCAGAAGAAAACATTGGCCGTACTGGCGGATGGATTACTGTACTCTGTGAAAAGTGTGCTGGAGATAACTATAACTGGAAACCTTTAAACGCTGAGCCAGATGTCGAATTTTAAAGAATGGTTTCTATCTGAAGAATACCAGCAGTTAACAAAGTATATGCAGGAAGCTGAAGAAAAGATCATGGACGGATTAAACAAAGATCTTTCTCACAATATGGTAGCTGATATCCGAAACTGGCGTGTAGGAGACGGACCTGAAGATGTCAACACACACAGCTGGAGAGGAGTAGCTAGACTCTTCGTAGAAAAATATCCGGAGTTTTCCGATGAACACGGAATAATAGCAGGAAACCAAATCAGCGGTATGCAACTATGTGATGCCGCTATGAAATTACTAAAACAAAAACCCGAAGAAGGATGGAACTAGAATCTATCATGCAGGAATCCGTAGAGATCCTGGAGAAAGACTTTTACAATAGAAAGTTTTATTACTCTTATAGTAGCCTGAATAAACTAATCTGGAATCCTCAGATCTTTTATCAGATGTATGTACTGGGACTGAAAGAAGAAAAGCTTGAGCAACACCTAGTACAAGGTAAGCTTATACATCTTCTACTTTTAGAACCGGAAATGTTTGCTGAGGAGTTTATGATGACTCCTGGTACAATTCCTACCGGCAATTTAAGAACGGTAATAGACCGTGTGTTTCGTCACTATGCGGAACTATCTCGCAACGGTGATGACCGTACAGAACTTGCACAGTTTGACGGAGCTATTCTGGATGTCATGGTAGACATGAACTACTTCCAGAACCTGAAGACTGACCAGCAGCGTCTTGATAAAGTAATTACTCCAGAAGCAGTAAGCTACTGGGAGTTCTTAAAGACTAAAGGTAACAAGACTCTTGTAGATCCTGATACCTTAAAGTTCTGCCAGGACGCAGTAGATATTATTAAAACAAACGGTCAAGTTTGTAATCTTATAGGTTGCAACGTAACAGAGTTTGATAACAAAGAAGTTATCAATGAAAAAGACGTACTGATAGATCTGCCCAATCAGGCTTATGGTCTCAAAGGTATTATAGACAACCTGGTTATAGATCATGATAACAGAACAATCTTTGTTAATGATATCAAGACTACATCCAAAGACCTCAAGGATTTTCCTGAGAGTATAGAGTATTATTCTTACTGGCTACAGGCTGTGATCTATATGATCATGGTAAGTCAAGTATACGCTCAACTTTTAAACAACGGATACCAGGTCAAGTTCCACTTTGTGGTAATTGATCGTACGTTCCAGAGTTATGCTTTCCCTGTATCTGAAAAAACCCTGAATAGTTGGTTGGACCGGTTCACAGAATGTATAAAGAAAGCAGAATGGCATTATCAAAACAGGAGCTACGATCTTCCTTATGAGTTTGCTCAAGGTCTCGTAGTTCTCTAAAAGAGAACGGAATGATAGATAGCTTGTATACCAAGTATTTTCAGAAGTCAAGGTCTTTTTTATTCCCTGCCCTGGGAGTAAAGAAGACCGCAAACTTCTCTCCTGCCGGTACCTATATATCAATTAACGGTATAGTAGAGCCGGAGGATATGAAATTAGTATGTGCGTATAAAGAAAACGAGAGTGAAGGCTTCAAGATTTTTGAAGAGCAGATGCTGATAACTAATCCACTGTTTAGTCAAGTACTTCATATCCGTGATTACAATTTGTATCTGTTTGATTATCAAACATATATGGATGACTGGTTTAACTTTATGCTGGGTAAATACTCCAAACTCTCCCCTGTGTTGAAACGGGCTATCAAGGCTTATTATGGAGATACATCTAGTGAGTATAGGTATATAGAGTCTTATCTGTTTCCAGATAAGTTCTTTGAAGTGTATGCAAAGCTCCTAGATGTTGACTTGTACATGTTACAAAAGATAGGGGAACTATGTGACCCCTGTGACTTAGAAAAAGAAACTTTAAAAATACCTGTAGAAGATTTGGAGATCTTGCAGAAAACCACTTAATTTTGTAGAACTAATCTGTAGAACTATGAATAAATCAATGATGCTCGTTACCGGCAGCTGGGGTAACAACAAGACATTTAAAATGATTCCTATTGAAGCTAACTGCCCATACAACGAAGCTATTTTTGACCGTGATAGCAAGGTACTTGCTTTGATCGGTAAAGAAAAGAAACAAAGTATGCACATGGTTGCCAAGCTTGATGATCATGGTGATGTTAAAACAATGAAGATAGGACGTAGAGCTAATGGTAAAGATTACGCAGAAGAGCGTAAGACGTTAGAAACTTACTACGAGTACTATATAGAAAATCCAGAAGATATCAAAGACATAGTAAACTCTTTTGCAATAAACGCAGATGTGTTTGACTATGCTCAATACATGGAGCAGGCTTATACAGAAGCCCCATCGTCCAATCTTATTACTGTTTAAGGACAGCCCTATGACCAAAACCAACCAAGGCAGTTAACTCTGCCTTTTTTTGGCAACAGTAAAAAGGGGGAACAGCTTAACTGAACATCCGTATCATGACCAACCAAAAAACACACTGGGTAATGGACTACGAAACACTTATAAACTGTTTCGTGGCAGTATTCCAGCATTACAAAGATGATAACGTAAGACATGTCTTTGTAATACACCAGGACAGAAATGACTTTGCAAAGTTTGTAAAGTTTCTGAACCGGTGTCAGAAAGATAAAGAATGGCATATCTCATATAACGGTCTTGCTTTTGACGCCCAGATAACACAATGGATGCTGGACAATCAACAAGAACTTCTCAAACTAACTACAGAGGAGTTAATCAAAGCCATATATGATTATGCTCAGAAGACTATAAATCGTACTGACAGAGGAGAGTTTGCCGAGTACCCCCTATTCAAACTAAAGATCAGACAGATTGATCTCTTTAAAATGAATCACTGGGATAACCGTGCTAAGATGAGCTCTCTTAAATGGATACAGTATTCTATGGATTGGCAAAACGTAGAAGAGATGCCACATCCACACTATCAGCCGGTTACAGAAAGTAACCAATTAGAAATGATAGTCAAGTATTGTCTTAACGACGTACTGTCTACAAAGAAAATTCTTGAGCATAGTAAAGAACAGATCGTCCTGCGTCAAACCCTGACCAGAGAATACGGTATTGATCTATACAGTGCTTCAGAGCCAAGAATATCTAAAGAACTATTCCTACACTTCTTGCATGAAAAGATCGGATGGGCTAAGGCTGATATCAAACAGCTGCGTACACCCAGACCGTATATTATTTTGGCTGACTGTATACTTCCCTATGTAGAGTTTAAGACGCCAGAGTTCCAGGAGGTACTGGATTATTTCAGAAAGAAAGTTATCACTTCTACCAAAGAAGGTTTCAAGCACAGTGTTACATATCGTGGCGTACGCACAGACTATGGTCTTGGCGGTATCCATGGTGCAGCAGACGCAGGTGTGTATGAAGCTGAACCTGGTTGGACAATAATGACTTCAGATGTTACTAGCTTCTATCCTAATCTTGCTATCAAGAATGGGTTTCATCCCGAGCACCTTCCTAAGAAAGAGTTTGGAGAACTGTACGAATGGTTCTTTGAAGAACGTAAAAAGATTCCTAAAACGGATCCTAAAAACTACGTCTACAAGATTATCCTAAACTCTACTTATGGTCTCACAGGTGATGAAAACTCTTTCCTGTACGATCCCCGGATGACTATGCAGATTACAATTAACGGGCAGCTGTTACTCAGCATGCTTTATGAAATGATCTGTACGGAGATACCTGACGCCATACCGCTGATGCAAAACACAGACGGTCTGGAAACAATGATTCCTTCTGCTGCCGTAGGCAAGTACATGGATATCTGTTCCAAATGGGAGCAGATGACCCAGCTGGCACTTGAACACGACCAGTACAAGAAGATGATTATCAGGGACGTGAATAACTACATAGCCATCACTACAAAAGACAAAGTAAAATGCAAGGGTGCGTTTGAATGGGAGGATCTAGATAAAAAGAAAGTAGCTGTCTTTCATAAGAACAAAAGCTTTCTAATAATCCCGAAAGCTATCTACGCCTACTTTGTAAACGGTATACTACCTGAAGACTTCCTAGCTCAAAATCAAGAGATCACAGACTATTGTGCAGGCGTAAAAGCTAAAGCCGGCTGGTACTATGAAGAAAGAAACATAGTAGATGGTCAGCTTACAGTAGAGCGTCTTCAAAAGATCGTAAGATACTATGTATCTAATGCAGGAGGCAAGCTTGTAAAATGTCATAAGGACGGAAGAGAGATCCAAGTAGAGTCCGGTCAGTGGCTACAAACTGTAGTCAACTTCATAGACAAGGACATACCCTTTGAGAACTATGACATTAACCTGCAGTATTATCTAGAAGAGATATACAAGCAGATAGCCCAGATAGAAAAAGTCAAACCCAAATCATTTACACAACTATCACTTTTTTAAAACTACAGTTATGCCAGTAAAAACACAATTTGTAACTGAGCAGCACATCCGTAACGCAGCATTACCTCAACATGGTAAGCGTTACACAGTAATCCCACACGGGTATATCATTGATCAAACCCGTGCAGAACTAGCCAATGCTGGCTTTGTAATTAACCAAGAGCTGTATAAAACCAGCCTTGATGGACAAGTAGCTCAGGGTGTATATCACCTGAACTACGGAACAGACCAAGACATGGGTCTCATGTTTGCCTGGTCAAACTCTTATAACAAGATGATGAGATTCAAGTGTGCCGTTGGTGCACAGGTCTTCATCTGTATGAACGGAGTAGTATCTGGAGATTTGGCTAACTATAAACGCAAGCATACCGGCTCTGCACTAGTAGATGTAACCAATTCTATCCAGTTTCAGATTAATCATGCCAAGGAATACTATAATAATCTGGTAGCAGACAAAGAGATGCTTAAACAGGTACAGTTAACCAAGTCACAACAAGGTTCTATGATAGGCAGGTTATTTATAGAGCAGGAGATTCTCACACTCACACAAGTGGGTATGGTCCAAAGAGAAATCGAGAAGCCTACTCACCAGTACAGTGTTAATCCTAACTCAGCTTGGGATCTTTATAACCATGTCACACTGGCCCTTAAAGATTCTCATCCTCTAAATTATCTCAGTGATCACCAGAAAGTCCACAACTTTTTTGTGAACGAGTTCGGTCAGCTT